GGAAATTCCCCTTTCCGGGCGGTATGGATCTGGTGCCTCTATTATTTTCCATCCCCTTATCAAATTTGATGATGGATAAAATATCTGAGGATATTGGTCTACCCAAAATTCCGCAAAATCTCCTGTAGTTCCATCTTCATTGTCAGCTTCAACCCACTTGCAATTTGCAAGTAAAGTCGAATAATTACCTCTGTAGCCATAAGTAATCCAAAATTTTATACAACCTGTTTGATTCTTTTCACATTCCTCTTTTGTTGGCATCCGCTCCTCCACCGGAATCCAGCCGTCATTCTTTCCATCTTTATATCCTATCTGATACCATTTTCTCCGGCTGCATTTCTCGCACAAATTATTGTTATCCATGTGCTTGCGAATAATACGCTCTACTGCTCCTGTAGAAACGCACATGGCTCCATACCCGCTCATTGTCTGCATAAAAATCGCCGCCTCTTTTATCTCTTCCAGAATCTTCTCTAATTCATGCATAAACTTACCTCTCTAATGCTTAAATTCATCTTTTGGAAACATAGATTCAATATCTATGCAATGTCCTATTGCTTTGCATAAATCAATACAAGCATAATTTTCTTGCATATTTGCGTCAAAGCCACCATCATCAAAAATACTGTCCCCAAATATATTTTTGAGTTTATCAACAAAGTATTGCAAGTATGCGTAATGAACCCAAACGCAAAATTGCTCTTCATTTATCCAACCGAGTTCATCGCAAACGCAATCATCATAAACATTTATTTTTGTTAGACACAGTTTATAAAGTTCTAATTCCCGCATGTCAGTCCTCCTATCTCTCCTTTTATTCAAAATCAATATTTTCTGCCAAACATAAACTCAACAAATATATAAGCTCATGTTCCCCATTTGTGCTTGCTTCTTCGTCCAATTTTTTAAGTATATTTAAAATACTATCTATAAAATCCATTCTTATTTTATCATCTTTTAAACTCTCTAATTCCTGCATGTCAGTTCATCCAACCTCCTTCTCACTTCTTCCGGTCCGCAATAAAAGATTAGTTCATCCAGTATAGTGTCAAGAAAATATACTGGCGTTTCTTTCTCCGGATCCTCCCACTCGTCTGCGGAACAGTCAAATACTATTGCGAATTTGTACCCCTGCCCGCCGTATCTCCTGTATAATTCTTCATGTATTTTCTGTGGGTTTGCATCCTTTCCCTTTATCCATATGGGATAGTTTCCAAATCTGTCAGTCTTTTCATCTTCGAATATGTGCATGTCAGTCCTCCTTTTCCCACCATCTCTGTCCGCATTCATCGCAGAACCGGTTCCACGGAACTGCCTTGCTACCACATATCGGGCATACCATTCCATCTTCCGTTTGCACGGGTTTCTTCGCCGTATCCCGCTCCTTCAGCTCCATGATCTGTTCCGGTGTAAGTTCGGTGTCCTCGTATTTCTTTAACGCCCAGTAAATAGTCATTGCTTCTTTCCGTACTTCTCGGGCGTCAATGATGGCTCTTCTTAATCCGCCGTCTATCTTTTCATCTGGTACTGTTAATCTCTCCATCTCTGATCTCCTTAATCCTCGAATAAGCCACCGCAGACAGCCTATCCACAGCAAAATTTAGCTGACATACAATCTCTTCGACATCCGTCGAGACAGATATTCTGTTTATGTTTCCCCGCAGCGTATCAAGGATCTGCCTCTTTTCTTCGTTCGTATATGGTCTGTTTAATAATTTCGCCATCTCTGGTCTCCTGGTTTAAACCCTTTTTAGTTTCTGTTGTTCTTCCAATATATATCAGATAACATTTTGGAAATAATTTCCTTCGCCGTATTCCACCCTAAGCAGAAATCATCGTTGACACTTTCTATAAAATCATCATCATATTCAAATTTCTGCATAATTTCCTTAATTTTTCTTACATCTCTTTTAGCTGTTCCTTTTAAGTATCCAGGGAAATTATGTAGTACATCGAGATATACCGGATATCCTATTTTCTTAGAATCACTCATTGCTCAATCCACGCCTTTGTCAACAATCTCAATGGCTCTTATATATGCATTCATTTCTCCAATGGCATGTTCGAATACATATCCCCATTTTCGTTCAATATTGAAATAAGTTTTTGCATAATAGAATTTGCACTAATCAGCTTGTCCATACTGCGCCTCCATATTGAAGCATCAACCTTCTGTACTCGCTTAGTGTAATTTCCCTCACGTCATCACTCTTAAAATACCACTCAACCGATTTCACTCTATTTGCGACGGACGAAAAATCATCTGCAAAATACAGAGATACTACCTTTTTCTGGTCATGGATGTCAAAATAGTGTTTCATAGTTGGTCTCCTTTCTATAATCCCGCTTACCAACTCAATAATCTCATCCAGATGAATTTTAATCTCATATATTCCGCATGAATGTCCCTTATCGTAAGCATACGCCCATATCTCTTTTGCGGATTCCTTATCCAAATCACAGCCTACTTCATCCTGGATGAACAAATAAATATCTTCCATAATGCTGTCTCGCATTTTATTCTTCTTGGTATTAAGTTCGGCTACTGCTTTTTCATAATTCCGATTATTAAGTTCGACTTGCTCTCGGTTCCATTTCACGGACTGGTTTTCATCTGTTACCCAGTCTTTCGAGAGTTTAGAAAAATTAGGCTTGCAAGACATTCTCTGTATCGCTTTAAATCCTCTCTGGATTTCATCCCAATCTTTTACAACAGTTTTACTCAAACTTCATCCCCTCCAATTTCTCGATCTGCGCTATCTAAAAACTGTATATTACTTGCAAGAGGCATCACAATTTCTCCGTTTGAAAGTTCAACGATTGCTACAGAATAATTACCTACCCCGTAATCATTAATTTCTTCGTAATCTACTCCCCATTGGTGAAACAGTCCTTCTTCAAAACCATGTGTTTCATACATTCTTTTTTCTTTGTTGTATGTTGCGTATGTCCCTTTACACTTTCTCATCAATCCACACCGCCTTTCTCGACAATCTCTGCTCATTCACATCACCTTTTCTTTCCGTTTTTATCTACGTTCAATTTACAATATCCATATTTGCACCCCTGAATCATACTTATTTTCCCTCCGTAAAATGATGTTATCATTGGTCGTGATTTATGATATTTGCACCTATGATTTTTGCACTCCATGATTATCCCTTCTCGAAAAATTCTTCCCGTTCCCTCAGACGTTTTCCGTCCGGGCTTTCCTGTGACTTTTGTGGAATAACACCAGAATGTAAAATTTCAATCGCACGATTTTTCTTAATATATCTCCCATACACTGGATATTCGTTTACAACAAGTTCTATCTCGTTTTTCAACGCCTTGGAAACTGCTTCCAAGTCATATGCAGTCGGCGCACACATAGCTGCGATTCTCACAGGGTCATTTTCTACTCTGTCCTTTATCAGTTCGTCAGCGTCAATCAGTCTCATTCTTCCTCCCCCCAATCTATAGGTCGTCCACAATTTCGGCAAAATTTTTCTCCGTCTCACAGCGTGTCAAGATCTCTATAGCAAGTGTTAAATTGTCCATTAATTCTTCTCCTTTCTCACAAGCTCATTTACTATCTTTCTTTTTGCGTCCTCTATCAGCTTGATTCCTGCATTTCTGTCATATTGACTACCTTATTCATCATCTGAAAACCTGTATTCCATAAGATCCGCAAGCATCAAATACTCTTTTGCTTTCTTGCTATCTCCATGTGTTTCCTTTACTTTTTTCCGAAATTCCGCAAGCGTGCCGTAAAAGCACCCACATTTTACGCCTACTTCTCCGGTCTTTTCCCTAAAAAATGTAGTAACACGGTAGACAGATCCAAAACCTTGCGCTGTTGCATAATCCGCATTGCCGGACACCTTAGCATTGCCGGACACCTCAGCATTGCCGGACACCCATGTATTGCCGGACACCTTAGCATTGCCGGACACCTCAGCATTGCCGGACACCTCAGCATTGCCGGACACCCATGTATTGCCGGACACCCATGCATTGCCGGACACCTTAGCATTGCCGGACACCTTAGCATTGCCGGACACCTTAGCATTGCCGGACACCCATGTATTGCCGGACACCTTAGCATTGCCGGACACCCATGTATTGCCGGACACCTTAGCATTGCCGGACACCTCAGCATTGCCGGACACCCATGCATTGCCTTCTTGTGACAGATTTTCTTCTTTCTCGATGTATCCACCTAAATCTCCAATTTTTACGTTACCAAAGCTCACAAGTGCTTTGATTCTGAATAATTTCCGTCCTAATACCATCTTTGTATCTGTTGTTAATTCATATTTTTTCATTTCCTTACCTCACTTCCTAATAACTGACGTTCCAAGTCGTCCATATTGTAATTACGTTCCTGGAAATTGTTAAAATCCGTTTTCTTTCCTATTCCCGGATTCTGTTGTAAATAGCTTTCAAACTTCGGTCCAAAAAGTGTAGTAGGTCGAAGATACCCGTCCATTTTTGTACCTTGCCATTCGGATGTTTTGTTATCGACTACCTTCTTAAAATCTTCTAATTTAGCTCCCTCACGAAATCGTTCCCGGATATGCTTTCTCGATTCTAATGATGTGCTCTTGTAACTCTTCCCTGTCTTTTGATTCAGATAGTCGATGACTTCCGTATATGGTATGTCCTGCTCTTCCTCCTGATGGACTACAGGCTCTTCTTTCTTCGGCCGTCCTCCCTTTCTCCCTGCCTCTGACCGTTTCTGGCAAACCTCATCGTACTTCTCCCAGTGCCGATCAACCTGTGCCCGGATAAATCCAAAAGCCATTTGGGTGACTCCATCCATTTTCGGTAATTCCATATCTCTAGCATATTGGAATAGTGCAGTAAAAAGGATTCCCCTCTGCTCCATACTCATGCTTTCGATCTGATCCAGGTATGATGTATAGAGTATAAAACTGTCTCTCACCATACATCACTCCGTCCAAAAATTCGTATTTCTTCCGGAATTGGAACAAAGATTCTACAATTAGCCAACGTTTTTATTGACGGTTTAATACATTCGATTGTTTCTTTAGACCGATTCAGTTCTTGTTTCGTCCATATTGCAAGGAGTCTTCTATCTTCCGTTAAGTTCATATCTGGAATGAAGTAGCCTTTTCCATCCTGTAAGTTGATGATCGGCATCTTCTTTTTCGCTTCATGGAGGGCGTCCCGCATTTCTCTGTCTGTCAGATTCAGAGCGTATGCAAGTTCTGATCTTTTAACCGGATGCCAACTCCCAACCGGTATTGCTTGTAACACTTCTTCCGTCCTCACGTATCCTCCTTTCTCCCTCCGGTTTCCCGGAGGGTCCACTTCGTTATGCGTGATGTTTACAAGTGACATGTGATATATTATTATTTAGCTGTTGACAATCTCTATTTCCACTTTGATGCTCGGCACCCCGGAAGTGTACTCAAATTCATGCGTTGTATTAGCGATGTGTTCTGGATCGTCATTCGGTATCACACCGGTTCTTTGCAAAGCATCTTCGATCACCTTGTCAGCGAATGAAAAGACGTTCATTCTATCTCTTTTATTTCCTTTTTTTGGCTCCTTGAATACATAGTGCAGGATAATTGGTTTGTCAGTTTTGAACCTCTTTAACCCAATTCTGATTGCATTACAGGCTATCATTTGATATTCCTGCTTCATCCTGTTTCCGGCTTTTGGATTTTTCCCTATTTCTTTTATGTATTCATTCAGTCCAGGGAAACAATGTCCTTTATAAAATTCTCCTCTGATCTCAAAAGTAGGATTTCCCATATCGTTCCCTGAATTCCTCCCTTGTGTGGTTCTGCTCATATATTGCCTGTCCCAACATTTTAGACAGCTTCATCCTCATTCCATCTGCATGCAGTTTTCTGTGACATTCTTGGCACAGAGGAATAAGCAGTCCATCCTCGGTACCTTGTTTTCGTTTCCCGCATCCACAAATCAAATGATGCCCCTCTATGTTATACGGTTTTCCGCACATCAAGCAGTATTCCACGTGTTCGGTAACTACCGTATCTCCTTTTTCCATTAAATCTCTCCTATCAGCATGTCCGGATAAATCGGATTCTTCAGTACTTTTGTTCTCTTACACCAGTCACACATTTCACACCGGATCGGATCGATTTCGCCATCCTTGAGAGCGATGATTTTCTTCACATTCATTTCCATTCCAGATAAGCAATCATCCATCCATTCCTGCGGTATCTGAATGATTTCGATATCTGGTTCTTTTTCCTTGCTTGCGGCGGCGATGAAAAACGGAAGTTTTTCTCCGGTATTGATCCTTACGATTTCCTGATAGACGGCAGCCTGAATGTCATATCCCCAGTACCGGACAAAATCCATGAGTCCAATGTCTCTCGCATAGTGCGCCTCCCTTAGAGATTTCATCACTTTCAGGTCCGTAATGCATATTCCAGGAAGATAGCTGTCAAGTTTCACTTTCCACTTTGCCCCGAACAATTCTCCTGTAAATATCTTCTGTTTTTCCCCGCTCATGAACTTCATAAACAGTTCGTCTTTTTCAATCCTGTTTATAATTTCCTCCGCCTTCCGGTACTCTACTTTCAGCGTCCCTGATTTTGTGAAAATTTCTGGGTGCTGTGCCTGAAATATGTTAAGCATTCCTTCGAAATGAGCATCTACATAACTCCCAACCAAGAGAGACGTTGTCGTTTCCATTTCGTAGTCTCCTCTAATTTTCGCCAGTGCCTGTTCCTCACATCCCAGTCTTCCGACAGATCCGCAGAAATCCTTGTACTGCGATACGCTCAAATATTCTTCATTTGCTTCTTTGCTATAATAATTTTCCTGTGTTAAAATCATTTGAAAATCGCCTCCGTTTCTTCTGATACTTTTTCTACGATATCAAAAGGATTTTCCGCTTCTTTTTTCGGCACAGTTTCAATATCTTCTGGTTCTCCTTCTACGCAGCATCCCATAATTTCATTTGGTAAATAAATCCTACAAAAGAACGCTGCCGCACGATACGCAAGCATTTGTTGCGGCATCGTCTGCCACTTAGATGTTTCTTTTCCGTATTTGTCCGGTTTAGAATACCATCCTTCGTCTTTTGCCATTTTTATTGTGATTTTCGTTCCGACCGCTTCTTCTCCTGTTTCCTTGTATGTAGCCTTTACATAACAGCCCCATTCATCCGTACTTTCTTCTCCAACATACACAACTCTTACATTTTTAAATTCTTTTGAGGCTTTAATCATACTCATACAAGCTTGTCCGGACCATACCGGTTTTCCTTTTACTACATAAAGATTTTGCATTACCATTACAGGAGACATACCGTTCCTGTTTGCCATATCAATCGCAAGCATGCAATCCTCCGGTTTTCCTTGGTAGTTTTGCGGAACAAGCTGCGATTTTGATATTCGTTGAGCCATCTTGTACAAATTATTAAAATTTTCTCCATTAGAAAATGGGGCCGAAACATCATATTTCATTTCTTGTTTCATTAATTCGTCCATAAATGTCCTCCCTTATAACTCGATCACTGTCAAATCTTCTTCATCTGTTGTCCTTGTTGCAATAAATTGCAGGCCCTTGTCCTTGCACTTTTTGTAAAGGCTCTCTCTCATTTTCGTGGACATTTTTTCCACTCCGTCAATCAAAACGATCTGCAGTCCGTTTGGCTTCTGGATTGCAACATCAATGCAAAGATCCAGTTTTTCTCCGTCTGAAAGATTGCTGATCGGAAGTCCATTGATAAGTGGGATTCCATCTTTTACAGTCAGTCCATTGATCGGGATAGTTGCTGTTTCAAGGATTTCCCCTGGAAGCATTCTCGCTTTTTCGATTTTTCTTGTGTACTCTTCTGATTCTTCAGTAAGTTCTGCAACTTCATCCTGTAGATCCAACATTCTCTTGTACTCATTCAGATAGGATTTCATCTTTTCTGTCTGCTGTGCCTGTTCCTGCAGTTCAGAGAAGTCAATCAGGTCTTTCTCTGCAATGTCTTTGTATTCTTCCATTGCGCTGTCATACTTCGCCACATTTGCCTCATACTCTTTTTTGATCACTGCTGACTTGTCCTCTTTTTTCTCTGCAAGTCCAGACATCCTAATTTCGTTTTCTCTCAGCTGTGCTTCAAGTCTTTCCTTCTCCTTTACAAGGCGTTCCTTTTCTGCAGCAAATTCTCTGTCCAGCGCTGAAAGCTTAATTTCTTTATCTGCTTCAAACGATCTAACCTTGTTATCTCTCTGCTCAACAAACCGTTTCGCCTTTTCGATATTCTCGTTCTCTTTCCTTGCCCTCTCGATTTTCTGGTACAGTTCTCCAAGGTTCTCGTTTTCCCATTTCTTTGCGTCATATCCTTCCGGGATCTCGCTTGCAATGTCCTCGATAAAGGATTTCTTATTTCGAATATCTCTGTTGACATCCTGACGGTTTCTGTAGTAATCTCCTTTTTCTGACTGAATGTCATTTAAGATCTGGAGGATATTCTGGTCATAAGATACCCAGTCAGGAATTTCTCCGAACCAGTCTCGAATTGTCTGTAGTGACCAATCATACTGGATCATGTCCAGAATAATCGCATTCTGTTCTTTCTCAGTCTTGTCCATAAACTCGACAGGCGAAAGCTGCAACGGTGTGAAAATGTCTTTCAGAAATGTTTCCGGACTGCCAACTTCATGCCCGTTCTGTTTCACGCTTTTATAATCTGCCTGATTTGTTCTCGCTTTTCTGTTGATTCTAAGTCCGCTGTCAGTCTCGATCAGAATCTCTCCCTCTGTCTCTCCATTCCTTACGATGTATCTACGATCAGATTTATTAGTCAGTGCGTATCTAATTGCGTCGATTACGGATGATTTCCCGACTCCGTTTTGCCCAGAAAGTTCTACACTTTTACCATCACCGTTATATTCTGATATACCGAAAAGATTTTTGATTTTAATTTTTGTAATCTTGCTCATTTGCAAATCCTCCTTAAATGCGCTATACTTAACTTGATCTTTTATCCGAGTGCATATATGGGATTGCCGTCCCTATGCACTCTTTTTCATGCCCTGCAACCGGTGTCTCCGGCGCAGTTCCCGCATCTTGAGATAATGCTTCTCCCGTTCTTTCACACAGTCATGTGTTATGTATGCTACTATCATCATGTCCAGTGCGATCCCGAACGCCATAAAAAACTCTGCCGTTGAGATAATGTTCTGGCTGTAACTGTCAGCGGATCCGGCCATCACCAATACGGCAACTCCCCCGACTACTGCACAGATGTCTTTCAAGATCCGGTATTTTCGTAGTTTTCTTCTATGCATCTCCCTCACCTACCTTTTGTTTTTCATATTCCATGCTTCTCGCTTCCAGATGCTCAACAGGTACATTCAGATCTTCCGCCGCTTTGTACGGATAGAACTCGTATGTCCTTTTCTTCTTTCCACTCACTACCCGACTGTATTGATTCATGCCCCTCTTTGCCTGTTCCCGGAACGCCTGCGGTGCTATCTGGAGTATGTAAGCTGCTTTTTGGGCATTTCTTATAATCGGTTCCACTTCTCCTCCTTTTCTCGTAGTCACGACATCGAGTATTCCTGTGAGCATCTAGGCATCGATTTCTTTTCGTGCAGTAAAAACATTCTCCAAAATACTGCATACTTTACTTTCTCCGGAAAATCCATGCAAAATTTGTTACCACAAGTACGGCAAATACTACTACGCTCGCTTTATACCACCGCTTTGCATGTTCTTTAATTTCTCCTATTACTCCTGCTCCCAAATACTCTTCTGTCTTTTTCCAATCTTTTTTCATCTGTTTTCCTCCAAATTTCAAACATTTGTTCGATTACCTATTGCTATTTGCAGGAAAACTTGGTATTATATTCCTGTAAATAGCTAGGTCGGTTAGCTAGTTACACAGCCTCGGTGGTGTGCCAGCACTCCGGGGCTATTTTTTATTTTTCTGTGAGTCTGTGATATCGCGCCATTTGAATCGTCCCTTTCCCGAGTTCCTCCACTGTCCGATTCCTCTCAGATCTCCGTAATCGAGCCATTCAATAACTGCCGCCATGTCCGAATCTACCATACACTGGATTGTAAATTCGATCGCTGATCCAGCCGGAACCGTCTCACTGCTGGAAAGAGCAATTCGTTCTCCCTGTGCTGTACTCGCTCGTAAAGGTCTCTGGCAAATACCGATTTCTCCTTCAAAGAGAAATGGGATTTGTCTTTCCTTCACGAAAATCAATCCATCGATCTCTTTCTTGTATGCTTTGATTGCGCTGGATGGTGTTCCCTTAACCTTCCTTAGCATCCCACAGGAATCTTTGAAGAATCCTTTAATCTGGTAGTCCCAAAGAAACGGCGTTCCATCATCCAGTCTCGGGAATACAGTCATTGATTTCTCGAATACTTCTTCCGCTCCAAGCGCTTCCACCTCTTCTTTCCGGCTCGGTGCGTCCGGGGCATTACTTGCAATGTACTTCTCATGGATCTCTGGATCCGAACTTGCAGTCCCGAGCACCTCCTCAAAAAATTCCAATCTTACTTTCATTTCTTTCATTTCACTTTTCTCCTTTCGACTTGTTTTTTCTACGCAATCAACGCCACGCTTTTCCTTTGCATATCTAATCCACGCTTTCTAGGCCACGCCTTTCCTTCGCATTTCAACGCCTTGCTCTGCCATTGCGCCTCTAAGCCAAGCATTTCCTTTGCCACGCCCTGCTTTACTTTGCCTTGGCACGGCCACGCTATTCCTTTGCATCGCTGGGATTGGCTGTTCCTTTGCATATCTAATCCACGCTTTCTAGGTCACGCTTTTCCTTTGCATTTCATCGCTTTACTTTGCCTTAGCAAATCATCTCTTGCACTTCAATGCTATTCTCTTCCATGCCTTGCCTTCCCTTCGCAGTTCTTCGCCAAGCCAAGCCGTTCTTTGCCTCTCCATTGCCATTCAACGCACAGCCATTCCCTGCCTTGCCGTTCCTTTGCACCTCAAAGGTTAGCTACGCTTTGCCATCGCAAAAACCAAATGCTTTTTTTGCTTTTTCTTTTTTATATTTTTCTTTTTACATAATCAATAACTATATGTCTTATATAATCTAAAGCTTTAGGTATATATATAATTAATTAAATATATAAATATATAATGTTATATATATATTCTTTTCTTTGCTTCTTTCTTTTCTTAAAAAACCAAAATAACCAAATGCTTTTTTTGCTTTTCTGAAAAACCATTTGCTTTATTAGCTTTTCAAAATAACCTTTTGGTTTTAAATTTCGGCGGCTTTTTTTCACCGATCTGCTCACCTGATCTAAAAGCTATCCGCAGCCGCGCCACAACGAGGTGAAGACTCTATCCAATGAGCCGGTCAGTACTGGTACATGACGTCTCACGACCTACTGCTTTCGATTTCAGTTTCTTGCGTGTATTGATTATGGTTTATTTTTCTCCTATAATTTCCCTACAGGCACTGCCATGCCGAGTATGTAGAAAGGAGGAGAAATATTATGGATATTAAGCCATTTAACGAGTTCATAAAGTCTCTTACAGAAGAAGATCGTGCTTATATCAATGAATGTGAAGACATCATAAGCATTGACACTTCCGATCCAAACTTTATGGAAAATATCGCTGGATACATCAGTTCTCGCGGTTTCGGGATGTCTCTGAGATTGCTTCAAATGTACCACGAATGGATTTCTGAACAGCTTTAGAAACTTCGCTGCCATTGATTACAATGGGTTTTGAAAAGGGCTCCAGGAATCTCCTGATTTCTAGGAGTTCTTTTCTCATAGTTTTAACTTCTTTTCTCAATTTCTTTAAGCATTTATGAGGCCTATCTTTCTTTCTTTTACTCACTTATTTCACCTCCATTCTCTTTTGCGCACGGATCGTTTTCTGCCAGTAAATTTCCATCAAAATCCCAGTATTGTTTGACTATCCTACATAAATCTTCTTGCGTTCCTTCGCCTCTCATAGATTCTGTCTTAATGACCTGAATCACTTTTGCTGAGTCTGTTCCTCTCGGTCTTGCCATTTTATTCCACCTCTCTTTTAGTTCAAAATTGTTACATACTAGTTTGCTACTCCCTCAAGGAACTTGTTAATATTGCATTCTTTCTATAAATCTCTCGTATAATCTTACATGCTTCGTCCAGATTTTCCAATGTCATGTAATTTTCAATCATACATTGAGAAATGACATTACCTAAAGTTGCGCTCTTTTCTTCCTTAAAAAAACTGTCGAGATTTTTTATATCCATTCTTCTTACCTCCTATCTTCACTACCAAACCCCGGCCGGCGTGTTAATCCTCTAATAATGTTTCAAGTGATAATCCCAGAGCATCCGCAATCTTAACGGCTGATCGGCTTGAACAACTGCGCCCGTTCTGGATGCGACTAATCGTTGCTCTGGACACGCCGGACAATTCCACAAGTCGAAGCTGTGTCATGTCTTGGCGCGCCATCTCCGTAATTAATTTTATCCTGTCGATTCTCATCTCTTCTCACCTCCCAAATAAGTCTTATGATTGATTACGGCTTGATCCCTTATATATTCTCCAAAGTATTTTTTCACTTCACACCATCTCCTCCCTACTCCAGAAAATACTCAATGTTTACTCTAAGAAGTATTCTATTGGCTTATTTAATTCTTTTGCTACCGCTTGAACTTTATCAACTCCAGGAGTATTTGTGTCCCATTTGCAAATGCTGCTTCTCGGAAACCCTAATTTGCTTTCGAGATATGTAATTGTTATTCCATTATCTGAGCATGCTTTTTTCACATTTTGATAAATCGACATGATTAACCTCCTTTCTCCTTGTTTTGCGTAAGATTTTACGGTTTTTATATTGACAAAATGCGTAAAATATTCTACCATTAGAAGTGCCAACAACTAATTTTTTTAGAATAACGCATCGGGCATCATTCGTAAAATCTTGCGCAACTCTTGATTATTATTATACACAAAATTTTACGTATGTCAATACCGTATTGCGCAAAATTTTGAGGTGTTTATAAATGGGACTGTATGAAAGAATTAAAGAAGTAGCTAGTAAAAAGGGTTATTCTATAAACAAGCTAGAAAAGGAGCTTGGATTCCCTAGAAGTTCTATGAACAAATACAATAATAATGTACCTAGCATGGAGAAAATTCAGAAAATTTCAAATTTTTTGAATGTTTCTATTGATGAAATCATTGGGGAAGAAAGAGACACTGCGAACAAATATTATTTTAATGAAGAAACAGCACAAACCGCTCAAGAAATATTTGAGAAAGATAAGGTATTATTTGACGTATACAGGAGTGCTGATAAAGAAAGATTAATTGAATACGCAAAAATGTTAAAAACTATTCGTGACTCGGAGGAAAAAGAATAAGTGTACTATAACGGCAGAGTAATAAATGTTATTTTGCTCGAAAATTCATGTGGTGTTCCGGGAAGTGTTTGGCATAATTCAGATGATTCTTACACAATTTTTATAGATGCTTCGTTAAGTTCAAGCCATCAGAAAAAAGTTTTCGAGCACGAAATGCGTCATATATTTGAAAATGACTTTGAGAAATATGACGTGCAGGAAATAGAGTGTGAAGCGCACGGAATGTCTTATAAATAATTAAAAAGGAATTCTAAAAAAGCACGTAGGAAATATATAGAAAAGAGGTAAAAGTACATGGAATTTATTGAATCAATTAAACAATTTTCTGAACGTGTAGAAACAATTAAAGATAGTATTTTTACAGAAGAAGCTACTAAGATGTCTCTGATCGTACCATTATTTCAAATTCTTGGATACGATGTATTTAACCCAACAGAGTTTTGTCCAGAATATACAGCCGATGTAGGAATAAAAAAAGGAGAGAAAGTTGACTATGCTATTCTTGAAAATGGTAGTCCTACAATACTCATAGAGTGTAAAAGTTGTTCCGAACAATTAGATAAACATTCCTCTCAACTTTTTAGATATTTTGGAACAACTTCGGCTAAATTTGGAATTCTAACAAATGGTATAATTTATCGTTTTTATACAGATTTGGAAGAATCAAACAAAATGGATTTAGTTCCATTTTTAGAACTCGATATTCTTAACCTTAAGGATTCTTCAATCAATGAGCTCAAAAAATTCTGCAAAGATAATTTTGACAAAGAAAAAATTTTCAGCACGGCCGAAGAGCTTAAGTACAGCAGTTTAATAAAGGGGATTCTTTTAAAAGAATTTGATACACCATCAGAAGATTTTGTTCGTTTTATATTAACAAATATATATGACGGGCAAAAAAATCAAAGGATTATAGATAAATTCACTCCCCTTGTTAAACGAGCTTTTTCCTCGTTTGTTAATGAAATCGTAAATAACAAAATTTCATCTGCTCTTACGCCAGAAACAGAAGAAAATGAAGCTCCTGCTGAAACTACCGAAATTTCATCTTCAAAAATTGTAACTACAGAAGATGAAATTGAAGCTTTCTATATTATCCGAGGATTACTTGTAGGGGTTATTGCTGTAGAAGACATTGCTCACAGAGACACAGAAAGTTATTTTGGAATTCTGTACAAGAACAATAATAGAAAACCGATTTGTCGACTTAACCTCGACACTAAAAACAAACAGCTTCTTATCCCTGACGAAAATAAAAAGTTTGAAAGAGTATACATAGATTCATTGAACGATATATACAAATACAGGGAACGCTTGATAGAAGTTGCAAAAAGATATTTATAAGATATAACCGCATAAGCGATTATATATACAAATAACAGGAAAGAGAGGTACATATTTATGAAATGCCCAAAATGCGGAAGTGAAAATGTGACTATTGAAATGGTACAAACTGGCGGTAAAACTAAAAAACATGGTAATGGATTAGGCGGCCATGTTAATAATGCAGCAAGGGGACTTACAGCTGTTTGTACATTAGGTATGTCAAACTTAGTCTGGAAAAAGTCGAAAGGAAATGAAAAGACAAATTTTAAAAACGAAAAAGTCTGCCTGTGTCAAGATTGCGGGAAGTCCTGGAATATAAGATAGGAACCTACGCAGAAATCCGTCCGGGGTAATACAACAAAATAACATATAAACGCATAAGCGATTATATAAAGGGTTTGGGTTTTCTCGAAAAAAAGAGAAAGAGAGGAATGGAAAATGATTGATTTTCAAAACAAAAAAGTATTTAAACTAAGCAAAGCCAAGGAAAAAAATATT